CAGATCTCCTACAAGGTCGCCCGCGTGTCGGGCACCCAGCGCGCGGTCGAGCACGCCGGCCGCGACGACGAGCTCGCCTACCAGGAGATGCTCAAGGGCCTCGAGCTCAAGCGCGACATGGAGGCGATCCTCGTCGGCACCAACCAAGCCAAGGTGACCGGCAACGACACCACCGCGCGCAAGACCGCCTCGGTGCTCAGCTGGCTCAAGAGCAACACCTCGAAGGGCGCCTCGGGCTCCGATCCCTCGGCCGCCGACGGCACCGGCAGCCGCACCGACGGCACCCAGCGCGCCTTCACCGAGGCGAACCTCAAGTCCGTGCTCAACTCGATCTGGACCAACGGCGGCAAGCCGGATTGCATCATGACCGGCGCCTTCAACAAGCAGGTGTTCTCGACCTTCACCGGTCGCGCCACGCAGATCGAGGACACCAAGGGCAAGAAGATCATCGCCGCGGTCGACGCCTACGAGAGCGATTTCGGGCTGCTCAAGGTGGTCCCCAATCGTTTCCAGCGCGCCCGCGACGTGCTCGTCCTGCAGACGGAGATGTGGGCGGTCGCGTTCCTCAACGGGCGCCGCATGGTCTCGGTCCCGCTCGCCAAGACCGGCGATTCCGACAGGAAGCAGATCCTGTCCGAGTACGCGCTCGTTTCGCGCAATGAAAAATCCTCGGGCGGCGTGTTCGACAACACCACGTCGTAAGCCGACGACCGCGGACAGAGGACGGGCGACGGATAAAAGCGATCCGTCGTCTGTCATCCGTCGTCCATCGTCCATTCGCAGGAGATCATCACAATGGCGCTTCCCACCCAACAGCGGCTGTTCCACAAATACTACACGTTCCTCGCCAAGAGCCTCGCCGCGGCCGACAGCCCGTCGATCGCGATCGCCGGCCGCGGCCGCGTGGTCGACATCCGCGTCGATGTGCTGGTCAGTCCGACCACCAATCCGACCGTCATCACGCCGAAGGTCAACTCGACGCAGATGCAGCTCAACGGCTCGAACACCACCATGTCGATCGCCGCCGCCGCTATCATCAATACGGTCGCCGCCTCGCTGCAGCCGAACGGGCTCAACGTGGTCGACCAGGGCGACGTGATCACGCTCACGTCCGACGGCGGCGCCGCAAATGCGTCCTCGGTCCCGGCCTACTACACGGTGACTGTCGACGAGCGCTCGCTCTGATCGGAGGCAGACATGCAGATCTGGAACCCGGCGGCGAGTGTCACGCGGCCGAACGACACGACCGCCTATGCAGTGGGCGATCTGGTCGCTAACTCGACGACGGCCGGATCGGTCGTGCCGCTGAGCTTTCCGCTCGGCAACTCCTATGGTATCGGCCAATTCCGCATCAATCGCGCGCGGCTCGCCAAGAGCGGGACGGGCGTGACCAACGCCTCGTTCCGCGTCCATCTCTATGCGGCTTCGCCTTCGCCGGCGAACGGCGACAACGGCGCCTGGTCGACCGACCAGGCCGGCAAGTGGCTCGGCAACATCGATGTGACCTCGATGCTCGCCTTCACCGACGGCGCCGCCGGCACCGGGTCGCTGCCGGCGGGCTCGGAGGGGCTGATCCGGCTCCCCGCCGGCGCCACGGTCTATGCCCTGATCGAGGCGCGCGCGGCGTACACGCCGGCGGCGCAGGAGGTGCTCACCCTCACGCTCGAGGATTTGGAGTCGTATTGATGGCGCGCGCAGTAGCCCGCATTGAGCGGAGCGAAATGCGGGGTCCCGGATGTCGCGCTACGCGCTCCATCCGGGCTACGGACTGATGCCGCAGACGCGTTTCCACCTGCACGGCGGCGATCTCACCGTCGAGCGCGTGCAGGACGTCGAGGACATCATCGAGCGCAACAAGGCGCTGCAGAGCGAGCCGCAGCGCAGCGACTGGGGGCGGCACGTCGCGACCATCCCGCTGATCTTCCTCGAGCGCTGGCTCAACGAGGAGCACGCCCGCGGGAACACGACGCTGCGGCTGTTCACGCCCGAGCTCGACGCGCTGGTGAAGCGCAAGCTCGCCGATCCCGAGTGGCGCTTCCTGCGCACGGACAAGTGACGGCCGCAATAAACTGCGGCCTCATCCTGAGCCGCCCGCGCAGCGGGCGAGTCGAAGGATGGCAACAGACGCCGATCCCCGCCTTCGCGGGGAGGGCCGACCTCCTCCTTCGAGACGCTCGCCATGGCGGAAGGCCGCCACGGCTCGCTCCTCAGGATGAGGTCGGAGAGAGATCGCGCGCGACCATCGACCAACAGGAGACCCGCATGGCCAAACTCACCGCCGCTCGCCGCAACAAGCTGCCGAAAGCCAATTTCGCCGGACCCGGCCGCAGCTATCCCGTGCCCGATCGCAGCCACGCGATCAACGCCAAGGCGCGCGCCAGGCAGCAGCTCAACGCCGGACGCCTCACGCAAGGGCAATACAACCACATCGTCGCCGGCGCGAATGAAGCCCTGCGTGACGACTGATGGCGATCACCAACTACACCGAGCTGCAGGCCGCGGTCGGCAACTGGCTCGATCATAGCCTGTTCACCGCGCGCATCCCGGAATTCATCGCCCTGTTCGAGTCGGCGGCGAACCGGCGGCTGCGCACGCGGCAACAGGAATCGACGGCAACGTTGACGCCCGATGCCGGCGGCAGGGCCGCCTTGCCGTCGGATTATCTCGCCTGGCGGCGCCTGACCTGGAGCGGGCAGACCCGCACCGAGCTGCAATACGTGCATCCGTCCTACCTGCAAGGAGCCTATCCGACGCAGCCGGCGGACACGCCGCGCTTCTTCACCATCGAGGGCTCGACGCTCAAGGTGATGCCGCTCGATTCGACGCCGCTCGAGCTCGACTATTTCCAGAAGGTTCCCGCGCTCGCGCAGGTGGCGCCGCAGGACGGCACGCAGGCGAATTGGCTCATCACTGCGCATCCCGATCTCTACCTGTTCGGCGCCATGGTCGAGGCCGAGCTGTTCGGCGTGAACGACGAGCGCATGCCCACCTGGAAGGCGCGCCGGGACGAGATCTTCGAGGAGATCGAGAAGCTCGACATGAAGACCCGCGGCCCGAGCGCGGTGCGGGTGTTCGGCGCGACGCCGTAGCTGAGCGCGTCTCGCAACAGACTCCGGCCCTCATCCTGAGGAGGGCGCGCAGCATAAGCGCGTTCACGCGCGTCCATAGCCCGCGAAGACGGGCGTAAACGCCCTTAAGGACGCGCTATGCGCGCCCGTCTCGAAGAGCCTGCCCCCGCGAAAGCGGGGGATGGCCGCAAGCACCGTCGAGGCCGCCCTCGTGCTTCGAGACGGCGCGCGCGAAAGCCGCGCGCGCCTCCTCAGCATGAGGGCGGAACGAGGGCCGCAGTTGGTTGCCGCAATCACGGAAAGCACGATGCTCCCCTTCGTCAACTACAAGCCCGACCTCTCGGCCTATCAGTCCCCGGATCAAGTCCGGGGAGGCGGCTCGCAGCTCATCCAGAACGCGCTGCCGCGCGGCGACGGCTACGGGCCGGTCGCCGGCCTTGCGATCTTCACCTCAGGCCTGCCAGCGGCCTGTCGCGGCTACTTCTATTCCCGCAAGACCGACGGCTCGATCGCGGTGTTCGCGGGCACCGCGACCGATCTCTACCTGCTCAACAACACGACCTTCGCCTGGAGCAGCGTATCGAAAGGGGGGCTGAGCTATTCGAGCGTGCCCGCGTCCGACCACTGGCAGTTCGTGCAGTTCGGCAACTTCGTCATCGCGGTGCAGGTCAACACCGTGCCGCAGGTGTTCGACCTCACCTCCTCTTCCGCCTTCGCGGATCTCGGCGGCTCGCCGCCGCAGGCGCGCTATGCCGCCGTGGTCGGCCGCTTCGTCGTGCTCTCGGGCCTCTCCTCGACGCCCTATCGCATCCAATGGTCCGGCCTCAACGCGGTGACCACCTGGACCTCGGGCGTGAATTCCTCGGACTTCCAGGATTTGCCCGACGGCGGCATCGTGCGCGGCGTCGCCGGCGGCGAATACGGCGTGATCTTCCAGGAGACCGCGATGCGGCGCATGATCTATGCGCCGGGCTCGCCGGTGATCTTCAATAGCGAAAGGATCGCCGAGGACAAGGGGCTGATGGCGCCCTATTCGCTGATCCGCGCCGGCGACCGCATCTTCTTCCTCGCGCCGCAGGGCTTCCACACCATGCTGTCCTCGACCGGCGTGCCGTCGCCGATCGGCAAGGAGCGCTTTGACCGCACGTTCTTCGCCGACCTCGACGCCGGCAACCTGCAGCTGATCGTCGGCTGCGCGGACCCCGCGGCGACGCGGGTCTATTGGGCCTACAAGTCGCAAGCCGGCTCCGCCGGCCTGTTCGACAAGATTCTCTGCTACGACTACGCGCTCGATCGCGCCGCCATCATCCTGCAGCCGGGCGAATATCTGGCGTCGCTCGCGAAGCCCGGGTTGACGCTCGATGGTCTCGACTCGATCTCGAGCTCGATCGATGCCTTGACCTTCTCGCTCGACGACGTCGCGACGTCGGCGCTGTCGAAGCTCTCCGCCATGGATCGGACGCACAGGCTTAATTTCTTCTCCGGCGCGAACCTCGAGGCGACGCTCGACGCCGCCGAGCAGGGCCTCGACAACGGACGCCGGGCCCGGGTGAAGGGTTTTCGCCCGGTGACCGATGCGGCGACTTGCTACGGCTCGGTCGGCGCGCGCGAGAATGGGCAAAGCGCGGTCGCCTATTCCGCCGAGCAGGCGGTCAACGGCAAGGGGCTCTGCCCCGCCAACGTCTCGGCAAGACTTGCGCGTGGTCGCATCCGTATCCCGGCCGGCACCAGCTGGACGTTCGCCAGCGGCGTCGAGCCGATGTTCGCCCCGGAGGGCAAACGCTAATCCGGTCGTCCCCGCCCCCGATCGCGGTCGGGGGCAGGCGCAAGCGGGGACCCATCGAGAGACTTGCGCGGGCGGGGAGATGGGTCCCCGCTTGCGCGGGGACGACAAAAGGAGATCGTTCGCATGTCCGGCAATGTCCCCGCCGCCGGCGAGACCGATCTCTACCGGATCGTGCGCGCCATCCGCGAGCTGTTCGAAGGCCGCTCCAATGCGGTCGGTTCGTTCACGCTCGCGGCGAACGCCGCTTCGACGACGGTGCCGGCGCCGAACTGCGGCGCGGGCTCGACGGTGCTGGCGTTTCCGAAGACCGCCAACGCCGCCGCCGAA